ATGCGAATTACCCGCTTCCCTATACGTATTATGGTACCATATTCATGTACATTGAAAAGGGTCTTCAACGATACCGTCCCGGAATGGTGCATCCCCCTGCTTACCTGGACCCTCCATCCATTTCTTTGCCGGTTCACCCGCATCATGTTCATGTAGCTTTTATTACTGCCTTCTCCTACACCATATAAAGGGGTAGCCGGTTTTCGGTACCCCTTTCGCCTCTTCTGCGCAATGGTGCTACTCTTCAGTTTCTGCAGCCTAAATGAATTGTGTGCAATCCCCGTCCGGAACTCGTTTATCAGCGCGTAGGCATCTTTCTTCGCTGCTGCAAACATGGATTTCTTCGCTATTCGCGGTATACGCTTAATACGCTTCCGCTTCGCATCGTAGCTTTTTGAATAGGTTATTTTTGGCTTCATTACCTTCTCCGGAGGCCAAACGTCCAGTACAGATACACTCCTAAAAACTGACTACTCCTTCCTTTCTCCGCAACCTCGTATGTTACCCCATCGATTACTACCGTCATTCTAGTAATATCGATGCTCTCGAAGTCAAAGTCCCGGTCCTGCCAAGACCTTGCCGGCGTCCAGGCTACTGCCTCATGCTGCTCGAAAATCCCCGCCCTCTCCAGCTGCTTAGTGTTTGGCTGCATCTCGAAAGGGAAGGTATATATCGGAATAGCGGTTTCCCCTACCGACCGATTGATAGAGTTGTACTTGTCCCGGCCGACCTCCGTCTCCACCCGCAGCTTAAAGGTGACTCGCATACCATATTCCCTGCAGTGCTGCTGAGTGTCCCGTAGTGCGTTTAATTGCTCTAACTTCGGACCTCTACTACCGTACATTCTTAGTTACCCCGTCATTAGCCCAAAATCTCGCCTCTTCCAGCTTTGTCAACATGATAGATTGCTGTTTTCCCTCTGGCACGAGATCCACTATTTTGGCAACAAAATCCTGGAAGTCCTCGTCCACTTTTCTATGGCCCCAGCCTTCCTCAATTGTCGTTTCAATACGACTATCAAACCTCTCTTTAAGAACCCGCTTATTCAACCGCCTACACTCCCTGTGAAATACTTATTTAATATTCCAAGGGCTTGCCTTGCAAGGTCGTCTCTCTGGTGAGTGTATTTACCCCTGGCTCCATAATCTCTCCCGAACGCCTGTACAGTCAAACCCCCTCCGCCGGTACGGTTTGCTATCTGTCCCAGGGCAACTTCTGCCATAAGATAAAGCAACGCTTCGCTTATATCATTGGGCATCACATCCCAGCCGGCGGTAAAAGTTACTTTGATATTCTTAGTCCCTTTTGGGAAAAGTGGAATTGCATAGGCACTTATATCCCAGTTCCGTCGCGCTTTTAGGATCCCTTCTGAGGATATAACCTCAACACTCCCTGGACCTATAAGATATTCGCTATTCACTCCACCCGATACAATTTCTATCTCGTCTACTGAAACAATTGGCTTCGTATCGAGATGGAGTACTGTGGATCCTGAACCACTGTGGTACTCAATGACTGTTTTTTGTCCGGTGAAACTCTGTCTGCATTTATTCTCCACCCATGGAACAACAAAACGGTCCCGCCTTTTTTCTATCCAGTCATTAGTCATATACAGAAAGTAGGTGAAGGTGAGACTCTCTCCCACGGTTGTAGCTGTCGCATTTACATCCAATGTAACCTGGCTGGCCTTGTGGTCCACACTCTCCACTAATGCACCGTCTGGGATTCCAGATCCACTTACCCGCATCCCGGTCAACAATTCCTCAGTGTCGATGTTGTCCACCGTAGGGCTACCGCTGGTAATATCTCCGGTCCTTACCTCTGTAGCAACACTGTCCAGGCCATACCCTTGTAAAAGCTCTCTTAACTCTGTTGCTGTTGGTAAAGACACTTCACACCCCCGCAGCTCGCCCAAGTTGGACAGCTGCCATAAGATCACAAATCGTGGTCATTTTATCATGCTCGCCTTTTGCCACGTAGCTACCTCACTATTTTTTCTTACCAGTGCCTTTTTTCTCAGTTATGCTCTGGATTATAAAGCCCCGCTTCTCAAGCTCTTTAGCTACATCATAATCTTTGGTTTTGATCCGGCCCTTCTTCACCTCAAGTTGCAAAGGATCTCCATTCACTGAAAAACCAATCTTACCCTCTATCGGATGCTGCTTTGTGCTGTCTGGATGGCTAAACTCGAAGTCTCGCGGTACCCCACGTTCCAATTCTTTCTTTTGCCTTCCATTTGTGGGATTCCCATCCCAGCCGGACTCGTCGGTAAATCCTTGCCGTTTCAGCTGTTCAAATACCTGAAGCTTTGTTGCCCCGTTCATCTTCTTTGTTATTTCAAAATATCCGTCAGTAAGCTGCACCTGTATCGGCTTCCCGTTGATGCGCACTACTGTATTAGCTTTTCCTTTTGGAGCATGAGCCAAATGTACACTGAACTTCCTGATGCCCTGTTCCTTCCCCTTCTCAGGATTCGGAGTTTCCTGTTTAGAAGCAGAAGTGGAAGCAGCATCTTTTGAATGCTGCTCCCAATCTCTACTTGTATGGACTGCCATACTAAGCTGTTCTTAATCCGCGATGAATTACGGTAGTCTCTTCAAACGAAGGACACAACGAACCGTATGTTTTGATCAGGAACGGAAGGAAGTCGTCGGTCCGCGCCAAATCTTCGATTGTTACAAGGCCCCCAAACCGCGCTCCGCCACGGTTAGTATAGGGGAACTTACCCATGCCCTGGTACTTGTCCAGGTCCCAAAGTGCCATGTACTCAGGAGTGACACCACCGGTCGCAACCAGGGGAGAATCACTCTGAAGCTCGGTCGGCACCGAATCGTCTGCAGCGGGATCCGCTGTAAAAGCAATGCTGGTGTTGTCACCGGTTACAGTACCACTACCATCATAGGTAAAAGCACTGATAACCCGGATCAGCTTGGTAGATCCACTGGAAAGACCTTCGTACACCTTGTAGTACAGAGCGTTAGCGACCGCTGCCCAAGATGCGGTAATGGTGTCTGCACTGGTGGTTGAGATGCTCACTTCATCGCTGGCTTCCTGCTCACCGTCCCAGGTTACTGCTGCAACACGGAAAAAGTATTCATCATCCGCGATAGCTGCACCGGACCCTGAAGAAGCAAGGGTAACGGTTCCCAGTTTAGTCTTAGGCTTGGTAGCCCCGGACTCTATAATGGGAATGTCCCGGTACGCATTCAATCTCCAGCCACCACCAACATCGACCTGAGTAAGACCGCTGCCAAGGAGACCCTGGTTCAGTCGAACGTTAGTCAACATAGAAGAGACCTTGGAAAGCATTCGAGGACTCATAACGAACACCTTATTATGTCCCTGGCCCTGAAGCTCATGGTTCCGGTCGATCATCTCGTCAAGAGTGGTCAGATCCGCAATTACGGTTCCGCCCTCACTCTCATTAATCCGGTTTGTTCGTGCATAAAAATCAATACCACTGTAAGTATACTCGTCTGCCTCGGCATTGCCGTACATAATGTAAACGATATTATCGTATACATGGGCAAGTAAGTGGTTCTCCATTTCGGCTGCTGCCGAATCGATATACCGCTCGGAACTGTCCTGCAGAAAGTTGGTTACAGAACCCTTTCTCCGAATAACCTTCATCTCCACGCTCTTTCGAGCATAGTTACTATTTCGGGTAGGTGTAGTAGCTGCCTCACCCATAGCACCACCGGCACCAGGGAGATTAGTCAGCTGGTTGTATTCATGAAACTTCTGCGAATCGTACTCCGGCTGTATCAATGCCATTTCCGGCGCAAGCCGTACTACTGCATTGGTGATAACCTGTTCGAGTTTTTCTGGAATTAACGCTTCACCGGTTCCGACACTGGAATCCAATGCCTTCCGAATCAGGCTTTTCCGTACATCCCCGAGCTGGTTAAACTGCTCAAGTCTTGTTAGATTTCCCATTCCTCAATTCTCCTTCTTATTTGGATTGTCCACCGGCGAAAATACCGTTGAGTGCAGTCCCCAAGTCCTTCCGAACATCTTCATGAGATTTCGTATCTTCAACCTGCTCAGACTTGTTCGTGCCACTCACATCAATTCCCGCTTGCTCGAAGATAGACTTCAGCACCTTAGCGGTTTCGTTTTCGCCTCCAGCTGCGGGAGTGCTTTTGTTAGCATTCGCAATCTGGTTACCCTGGTTTGATCCAAGGCTGTTTTTAATTACATCGTCGCTGATTTCCAGCGCGTCGAAGATCCCCTCTACAGATTTCCCAACGGTTTCTATCTTACTGTTGATAGCCTGGACAGATTTAGCAACTGTAGCAAGTGCCTGTGCCACCTGCGCTTCATTGCCTGTGTTTGCACCGTTAGGCTTCGCCTGAGCGCTCTTTTGTGCCTTCTTGGTACTTCGACCCCCGGTTCCTTTCAGAATGGTCATGAGGGCCTTCACAGCGTTCTGAGTATCCTCAGAGATTTGGGTCACATCATCCACCCGCTCTTCAGCTGAATCGCTGGCGGTTGCCTTGTCAACCTCTTCATCCTCAGAGTCATCGCTGTCATCTGCTTTTGAAGCATTGATTGCGGCTGCAAGCGTTTTCTGCTCTTCGTCGCTCAATGCCTCTCCAGTCGATACCTTCTCCATAATCGCATCCAGGCCACTTTCGCCTTCCTGCTTGGAGGTCGCTTCCTCTTCAGTAGCTCCGTCGCCACTGATCATGCTGGCCTCTTCCAGTAGGCTCTGCATTTGCTCAATGATTTGTTTAAGTTCAGGATCCATTTTTTCCCCTCTTAAAATAGGTTTCTAATGACGCCAACGTATCATAGTATCCCTTAAGCAGCTTGTACTTCTGGCCTATCGATACTTTACCGGCATCTTTTACAGCAACGCTATCAACGCCCTGTTCCTCTGCCTCCTCTCTGAATAGAGAGTCAGACTGCATAAGAAGGTCAATCATGATTGCCTTGTACTCGTCAAATATCCCATTGAGACTTTCCCGCTGATCTTCTGGTGAAGAATCGGAAATCATACATTCTCTAACAAGATCGTTCAGAGCATCATCAACCTGATACCTCTTACGGAAATACGAATCCCGCAACTCTTCTGTTGCGAGTTGATTTCTAAGTCGGCCCTGTATTGTTCCACGGTCCTCCCATGGTGGCTTCTCCCCAAGTGCCTTGTATATCGCGGAAGCAATGCTATCCTGATACGCTGGCCTGGGAACGACAACCACGCCGTCCAGATGAACCTTGTCAATTACTCGACCGCCCTCTTTAGTGACCTCTACTATTCCATCGTCTGGAATGTAGCCTTCAATCGAAAATCCTTTTTCCCGCGCATAACTGTACGGAGTAAGGCCATTCACCTGTCTCCATAACTTATTCGCGGTTTCCTTACTGGCTGTATCCACTTCATCCGTTTCATCATAAAGACGAAACTCAGTGTACCAGTTACCGTCCGGCAACACCTTGAATCCTTTTAGGATACCAATGTCTTTCGTTGCCGATACTCCATGTACATCCGGGTAAAGAAGTATATCTCCTGAATCTGCTTGTGCAGCAAAATCCTTGATACACTCTTCTGTCATACGTTCTCCATGGGCGTCCCATTTTGATCCGCTAGCAATACCCTTCAGATACCTTCTCTTAGATCCGTTCACATCCGCTTTCTCTACTGCATGATTAGCTTCATCAAATTGGAAAGGATGGAAGTGGAACGATATTTTTCTATTCGTCGCCTCTTTGGACTCCATATTCATTACAATAACCCCATTATTTTGTACTGTCAACGCTACTTTGGCACAACCAAATATACCTCAAAATCGCAGTGACATGATATCACCTCTGAAGCCGGTGCATCTGGATCATGCGGGTGAACCATACTTACACCATTGGACAACACAAACCTTTTACTCCACTTCACTGTTACCCCGTCCATCTCAAGATGGTGAGGCCTTGGCTTCTTGCTCAAACTTGTGTTATGTATCCACCGCTTCTCAGCTTTTATCCCTGGATTCTTCTTTAGTAGTCGGTCAACATATGCCCTCTTTATCTGGTCCGCTGCGCTCCGTACTTCTGTTACAGCTATCTCATGCACGTTCGGAGGCACCCCATAGGAAGGATCCTTTTTTGTATATCTTTGGAACGTTCCCTGGATCCGCTTCTCGAAGTCTGCCACCAATTTCGAGTTGACCTGCCCGGCCTTTGTACCTCTCCGCTTAAGGAAGGCTGGCTCACCGGTCTTAGTGGTAAACTCCGTAAATGACTGGCGAAGATCCTTTGTTAACCGGTCCCGAAGACCGTCGGTAAGTAGCTTCCCTTCATCAGCTGCCTTACGCACAAAAAGACTCCGTTTTGGGAGCACTTCACTGACATCCGGAATAATAAACCTTTTCCGCCGGTCCTTTGGTAATTTCTGAACGGCTTTCCGATAATCATCAGAATTGATTCTCGCAACAGCCCTGGATATATTCCCGGTCTCCGTTGCGATTATATCAGTCATGAGCTGCTGCAGGTTACCACCGCTCCAGCCATACTTTTTCTTCAGCCGGCCTAAATGATACTTCGCCATTTGTTATTCCTTTGATAGCTCTTCTTTCTCAGGTGCCTTCTCAGGATCCCCTTCCCTCCATTGCCCGATTGAATAGATTATATCATCAAGCTCTTTGAAGTTAATGCCAACTTCCTCAGCCCATTCCTTCTTCAGCTCGAAGGTTGGTTTTGGATTCTCCTTGAGACCCGCCTGAACATAGAGCTCTGCGTCCCCTCGACGTTCTTTCTCAATAGCCCTTCGTACTGTCTTTACAAACCGTATGAGATCATTTTTCTCCATCCCCAGATTCTTAGACACTTTGTTCAATTGGGATCCACTCAAAAAGGTTTTCCCGGACTCTTCCATTTCTTTTCGAATCTCGTCTTTTATCTGGTCCCTGGTCCGCTGCAGCATCGGCAATAAGCTCTTCTTGATCTTCTTTACCTTCGCGAGCATCTGGCTCTTTTTGGCCGCTCTCCACTTCTCATAACAGATAGCTGAAGCCTGGTCCTGCTCATACCCCTGCTTCACTTCATGCGCGATACAGCGGCTTACAAAATCATCTTGTGATTCATTTCCCTTAGGACTTATTGGCATTTTCTTCCCCCTCTAAAATTGTCTTGAGTTCGACCATAGCTTTGTACCACGGTGTAACTAAACTCTGTGGGTTTCCTTTCTCAAACCGATACGCTCTATCATCTACATATACAATGGCCGGTAGCTTGCGATTTGTCACCCCGATTACTCCGGCCTTATTCCAAAACCTGGTCCGCTTAGGTATCACTTGCACCGGCATAAGCATCCTGGAAGGTCCTGTACTCCCACCTCTCTGAATATAAGTAACATATCCTTGCTGCTCAAGCATCCACCGTTTCACTTGCTTCGGCTTCCTGGTGGTATGGATAAACACAGCGTACCCTATATCCAGTAGTGTGCGGATATTCTGGAACGCTCCTGGAACCGGTACATCGTAAATGCTGCCGTCTTTCCACCCATCACTATACCGGTGAACGACTCCGTCAAAATCTATCGCAATTGCTTTCATGTTCCCTCCGCTATCTCAGCTCATCTTGGATATCACTAATCACCTGGTCCGGCGTCTTCCCCTCGGAAATACCTTCATCCAGCCGTTCCATTATAGTCTCCTGCATAACGTTGAAGAACGCAATCAGATCCAACTCGAAGCTGCTCTTCAGCTTGTCCACCTTCGCAATGGTAAGGTTGTCAGATCCGCTAATCCTCCTATCGCTTTTCGCCATATCGCTTCTCCCAACTGAACATCATTCGACCGGTTCCAAAAAGCTCCTTCAGTGTAAGCGCACCCAGCCTCCAAAATATATGCGAATGTCTTCTCCGCTCTTTCAGTATTACCATCATGATACCCCCTTTATGCTTGCCTTGTGAACAAAGGATCCTCCTCAGTCTGTCCCTGCTGCTGGTCCGCCGATTGTGGAGCCGGCGGGTTGTCGTATTCCTCTCCCTGCTTTGGATCAAGGCCACGTTCAGTACGCAGCTCATTAGTACTCCATAGCTTGGACTGTACTTTCTTGAGCAACATATTCAGATCCTGGTCCTCACTCATTCCGGAAGCAAACTCAAGCTCGTAACCGGACCCAAAACGAAACGGCAATACTTCCTGGTTCATCTTCTCCATGAATGTTTGGACCAATGGGAACAATCCGCGTTGCTGGTCTATCTCCATCTCACTGTCTGAGGTTGCCCTTCCCGAAGTGTCGCTGCTGCCCGTGAGGTTCACTTCCATGTTACTCATATTGAAGGCTAATGCAATGTCGCTTCGTATCTGCTCTTCGTGTCTCATATAATAATCAAAAGTGTCTTTCCTGGTGAGGTCCAACACAGTGGTATTACTTCCCATCCCGGACAGTACCCGGATAGCTCCCTCTCTGGCTTCATTCAATAGCTGTTCTGTTTTTTCCTGCTCGGCTTTATCCACCGGTACTTGCAGGTCTTTATCCATATCTCCGAATGGTGCTTGCTCATGCAACAGGACAAGCTGCTCGGGAGGTTTGGTCCCGTCCGCCTGTTGCGCACTCAGCTGCTCGAACAATAGAATCTCTGCAAGCTTGTTTACCAGCGCCTCCAGCGGTACCATCCCATGGCTCTGGAAACTGGTTGGTACGTATGTCGCATGGACAATTTCGTCGCCATAGTATATCTGCGGAAGGTACCCTTCAGTCACCTGGGTATACGCCTCAAGGGACTCAACGGTCACGCCCCGCAAAGGATACACTGTTCCCCCAGGAAGCATATACACAGACTGCAACCGTTCCCCATCATGCTTCTTGTACATATCGCTTCCACCGTGAACCAACATATCAAAAATCCACTTCTTCAGAAATTCAGTGAAGTTGTCTTTGGGATTCGGTCTCTCCAGCCACCCTTCAATCTCAGTACTTCTGTCCTCATACCCTTCTTTGATTCTCCGGCTCCACCGTAGTAATGCACCGTTGAAATTACTTAAATCTGGCTTCAGCTCTTTGAGGTATTGCTTGAGGACTCCGTAGATCCGTTGCCGTAAAACACCTGCCCCTAGACCCGGAACGTCTTCATACTCGGCTGATACGGCTTTGAGGGATTTCAGCTTTGTGGCTATCCGGTCTTCAACCTTTTTGTGAGCCACGACATTCCAATCGAGACCGGAGATTCTATGCATTCGACTAGTTACTAAACCAAAGATGGGAGAACTCCTTTTGAAAATCTCCACCCTTTCCCATACGCCAAGCTGGTATAGAGGGCGTTGATATTCTCCCCGAACCATAGCCCCGGACTTGGTTTGCCCGGTTACACCCACAAGATCCGATAAGCTATAGACGTTTATCCCGCGCTTGTTCTGTTTCCCGTACCCTTCACCATAAGCTCTATGCTGTTGCAGGTACTGAAATATTTCGTTCGTTGTCACGGCTGGATTCATTTCATCCTCCTATATTGATACCGCTGCTGCAACCTGTCGTGCAGTGACCATGAACGCTGCAGCATGCATATAGTGGTCTGCCTTGGATCCTTCGTTCCAGATATATTCATCCCGCTTTTCATCAAAAAACCTGGTTGCTGCCCCCATCTGATCGTAAAACTCTGGTACGCTGTCGATATTAGCTGGAAAAACAAGGTCCTTCATTACGACTTTTTCTTTCAAGGTGTCCAGCTGAGTAGTTCGGTCTACTGACACAATCTTCCTCTTCTGGTCAATCGAATCTCTCTTCGCATTCCCTTGGTAGCACATGAACATTCCTTTGAAACGTTTTACCAACCTCCGGCTCATTCTCGTCTCTGGTGCTGCATCAATCACACCAACCCTCACTCGGTATTCATTCCACAATTTTATCACATCTTCCTCTCCCTGCACAGTATCAGCATATTCAAGATACAACCGCCCGTCTTCCCCTAGTGCAGCGATAGTTACGTGAAGGACTTTTCCCACGTCAACTCCCATGATCCCCGGCCTATCGAACCGCTGGTAGACCATGTACTCACCCTTAGCGTCGTCGATAAGCCCCCTGGTTATACTGGACCCTGGCGCATTGTACGCGAGGCCTAGATCACCGTTATACACGCGCTGCATGGTTACATCATCGTACAGCCCCCTCTGGAAACGCTCGACTATATTTCGGATAGGCCACCGTGAAGAGAACAGCTTTGAAATATGGTACCCTCTATCCCTGCCATCTCCGGTGGGTACCCACTCACCAGATGAAAACCTGTTCACCGGCTTGTCACATTCTTCGCAGATCAGTTTAGCATCATCCGGCTTTTCCCAATCAAATGTCTCATCCCTCACCACGTAATCCATAGTGTCCACCTGGCGGACCACATTCCTAAAGAAGTCTGGTGTGAACCACTTACCACAATGCTCACACTGCAGGAACCATTCATTCTTGTCTGAATTGGCATAATGCAGATCAATTCCATAACCTTCTATCGTCGGATTTGCTACCCTTGTTATAGAAGGATCCTTGGCGTGTCCAAGGCGTTCTTCTCCCATCTCGATATTGTCTTGGACACATTCATCTAATTCGTCAATGATCAGGTCGTCTGCCGGGAACTCCGTAAATGCGCTACTAGACTGGCTACCTATCATCGCGATGGTTCCAGACCCGATATTCTTCAAACTCATAGACTCTGCAGCTCCCATATATCCGAATCCTGCTTTCCTCTTCTGCGCGTTCATTACAAGATCTTGGTAGTAGTCTGTTTTCAAAATCGACTTGTCATATCTGTTTTTTATGAACCGGCTAGACAGCCCCCAATTTGGAAACACGTAAAACACGTCCCGCCCATTCTTTGCCTTCGATATCGCAAGCTGCATAAGGTACTCAGATATACCGCATTGCGTGGATTTAATAATGGCCTTCACCGGATGAGGATCCATATAAATCTGCTTAAGGTATTTGTGATCATTGAAAGTTAACCGGTCCCCCTTGTGGGTCACATGATAGAACATCGCAAGATGCAGGACCGGAAACGTCTCTGCCATAAAAGCCTCATAATCTTCAAGAGTCTTCAGATTCGGACTCATTATCGTCCCCTCCAATCACTCTCTCGATACCTGGGATAAACTCTGACATCTGCTTCATTAGGTGTTCTTTGTCTTCCTTGCTGAACTTAACCTCATGCTCGACCCTCCCGCTGTGCGTCATCTCAAACCGGCCCTTCTGCCCCCACCGGTCCGGAAACTTTCTCTCCAGTCTCCATGCAGCGGCTGTCCAATTGGTTTGCGCTGCTTTAGCTATCAGTGATACATCTCGGATTTCCGCTTGAGCCAAGCCCTTTTTTACAGAGTCAGAGAAACGAATGTATCTATACCCGTCACCAATATCAACCCCTTTCGCTAACTCTTCTCTTGCTTTCGCACCTCTCTTTAACCAATAATATAGACTTTGCTTAGATATACCTGCAGCAGCAGCAGCAGTCTCAATGTATGATCCTACCTTTATATAGCTTAATATGTCCTGGAGGACATCTTCAGTGAGTTTGCTTGGGCGGCCACCCTGCTTGCCATTCTCTGAGTTTATTTTGCTTATCTGCTCTTGTGTCATTTTGTTAGTCTTTTTCGGCATTCCACTTTACTCCCTGGTACTAAGATACTGTAAATCAGCTCTTTTTCACAGCAACCCAGTATCCATCCATGTTGATCAACGGTTCTATATGCGCCCTCTTCTTCAGCTTATGTTTAATTCTTATAGACTGGAACCAATAATAGAACAGCCACCTTAGCCATTTATGATACAAATAAGATCCCTGGTGGTTCACCGTATTATTCATAAACACTACAACCGCTCTCTCGCTTTTCTCCCATATCTCAACGACTGTCTTCCAGCCGATTTCTTCTGCAGAGAAAAGGATCAGTGCAGTGTCCCAGTGCATACGTTTTACTGCATCCTGTGCTGTCATGAGAAAGTCTGGCTCGAATATCGCGAATGGATCCACTCCCTGAACCACTACCGTCTCAGGCGTCTCATGGTACTCTTTGACTGCATAAGGACCGTCTACAATCAGCTGCTTACCTAATCCGGCCCCACACCCGAAGTCAACTACTGTATCACCTGGTTGAAGCACTGAATGTATATACCGCTGGATAGCTGCATTCTCAAGTTTGTGTACAGATTTATTGTAAAACTCACTGTACTTCCCACCGTTTATCTTCGTATAGTTTACTTGAAACACGTTCATCTTCCCCCGCCTATTTTAAATTTTCGATACTGGTTTTTGAAAGGAACATCTCATACCCGCACTCGCAAGTTACCTTGATCAGCTCCATCTGCCTGTTAGCACCGTCGACCATTTTCTGTCAGCACTCCCTACATCATC